CGCTGCCGGGAGCCCTATGCGATCAGGTGTTATCGATCCGCGCGTGCGATGGCGTGCGCGACCACACCCACATCGGCTGGGCCGCCGATCCCGACGTGCTGAAGCCACAGCAGCGGGAGGACGATTACCTGCGCATCCTGATCGACCATCCTCACTACCACACCGAGGCGACGGACTGGACCGAGACCATCACCAAACAGGCGCTGGCCCTGAAGGAGAGGTTCCCGGAGAAGGTCAGCGTCCGCCGCTTCTGCGATGGTGGCGTGGAGGAGATCACCGAATATAAGCCGGCCCCGCTGTTCACGCGGCTGCACATCCCCTTCAATCAGATCGTCGATGAGTACGGCAAGGCCCACATTTTCGTGGTGACGCATCCCGAAAGCCTCGGGTTGTCGGTGCTTGAGAGCGCAATGGCCGGCGCGTTCGTGATCTGCCCCTACGGGTTCGTGAAGCAGGACCGCATGGATACGGTGCGCGGCCTGACCTATCAGGGAAACACGGTGCCGTGGGAGGAGGCGATCGCCCAGATCAGCCCGAAGGCGTCGCGGCTGAAGGCGATGGAACAGAGTTGGCGCAAGGTGGCGGAGCGTGTCGTGGCCTATTTCGAGGGGTTCAAGCGCAAATGAGGGGCGGAATAACGGTTGCCTGCGTGCGGACGGGCAACAAGTACGGAATGAACTACGTCACCAAACTGCGGAACATGGTGGCGAGACATCTGACGGATTATGAGCTGGTCTGTCTGACCGACCAGCCGGAACAGTGCTCCGGGGTGAGCTTCATCAACATTTCCGAGATCGGGCTGACCGGATGGTGGGCAAAGATGCTGCTGTTCTCGACGGAATGGCGTGAACAGTCCCGCGTCATCTATCTTGACCTAGACATCGTGGTTTGTGGAGACCTGAAGCCTCTGACAGAGGTGACCGCCGAGTTCGCGATCCTGCGGAGCCCAGTGCATGAGGCCGGCAATCTCAAGTATCCGTGCCGCTACAATTCGAGTGTCATGGTGCTGCGGGAGGGGATGACCGATTTCATCTGGCGAAAATTCTCGCGCGCCCGCGATAGCCTCATAGCCGACTGCGGAAACTATGGCGACCAGCTCGCGATCGAGCGGCTGTACCCAGACGCGGTGCTGCTGCACGAGGTTCTGCCAAAGGGCTTCATCACGAACTATCGAAACCTGACGATGATAAAGCCGCCGTCGTCGATCATCACGTTCGGCGGCGCGCACAAGCCGGACAACTGTGACATTCCGTGGGTTCAGAAGGAGTGGGCATGAGCGAGCCTTTCTACATCGCGAAAGAGGTTTTCGGTTTGAATGCTGAAACTGCGGAGCGATGGCTTTTTGAGCAACGTGACATCTCAAAGGAGAGGGGCGCTATGTGGGCACGAGTGACTATCGATGAGGCAGCCTCTCCAATCATTCGGGTGTTGTTCGAGGCGTGGGATCACCGACCTGATGATGAGGGAAAGCCGAGATGGGCGTAATCAGCTTTGATGTCGATGGCCTCCGTGTACCGATCATCGACACGGACGACCGTATGGCGATCCACCTTGCGAGCGGCAAGGGCTATGAGCACGAGACCCTATGCGCGTGGGCGGCGATGATTGTGCCGGGGACTGTCGCCCTCGACATCGGGGCCTATACCGGATTGTTCTCGATCATCGCAGCGAAGCGAGGCGCGAGGGCCGTGGCGCTTGAGCCAATGCCTGCGAACAGCTTCAGGCTCGCCGTCAATGCTGACCTGAACAAGGTGAAGATCGATCTCTATGCGGTCGCAGCGTCGGATTTCGATGGCATCTCAATGATGAACTTCAATCCGAATGTGCCGCTAACCACCGGGGCTTCTTTGGAGAAGGGCATCGCCGCGCATCGCGATCAGATCGCCACGCGGGTCGTTACAGTTGATGCGCTTGCATTGAACAATATCTGCGCCATCAAACTTGACGTGGAACGGCACGAGGTCGCAGTATTGCGTGGAGCGATGCAGACGATAAATCGTTTCCGTCCGCCAATGATTATTGAAACGCTGAACGACGCCGCGAGAGATGAGATTGCGAAAGTGTTGCCGGCGTATGAGGTGGCGGCGATCCTAGACGGACGAAACACTCTGTTCACACCACGATGAGGAGAATGAAATGGCTGGACCGATTGCGGGAACTGCTTTCATCAAGGTCGATGGCAATCAGTATCCACTGAAGGGAAACTTTGTCGTGAGCCCGTCGCCCATCGAGCGAAACGGCATCGCCGGACAGGACTATGTCCACGGCTACCACGAGGCACCGCGGGTGCCTTACATCGAGGCCGACATTTCGACGTTGCCGGAGGTCTCGATCGAGGACCTTGACGCATCCGTCGATGTGACGGTGACAGCGGAGCTGGTCAACGGCAATACCTACGTCCTGCGCAATGCATGGTCGCGTGGTCCGCTCGAAATCAACACCAACGACGGACAATTCAGGCTGCGGTTCGAGGGCCTGAGCTGCGACGAATTGCTGGCGTAAGAAATCAATAACTGGCGGGAGTTTTGAATGACTGGTGCGATAGGCGAACCGGGACCGGTCGGTCTCACGGCGGGCGGGCCGGGGGACACTGGTCCGACAGGTGAAAAGAAGCGGTTAACCGAGCTGAAGTTTGTGCTGGATCAGCCGGTGCAGGCGCACGGTGAGTTGGTTAAGGAACTGACCTTCAAGCGCCCGACCGGCAATGACATTCAGGAGGCCGGTTATCCGCTGCACATCGACATGGAAACGGGAGACATCACCTTCGATGAGCAGAAGATGGGCGCGATGATGGTTCGGCTCGGTGCGGTGCCACCATCCACCATCAAGATGCTCGATGCACAGGATTGGGCAACGATAGCGTGGGGGCTTGTACGTTTTTTCCCTCCACGATGGCAGGCGATTATGCAGTCCTGAACTGCTATCGACTTGCCAAGTTCTATTCGTGCAATCCAGACCACTTCCTGTCGCTGCCGCTCGATGATGTCGCCCGCCACATGATGTGGACGGACAAGATGCTTGAGGTGATCGAGAGGTCACGCCCCCGCAAGGACTGAGCGACATGGCAGACGAGGAAGTCCTCCGGCTCAAGGCAACAGTGGTCCCCGACGAGGCGATTGCCTCGCTGCGGGCACTTGGAAAGGAGCTGGGCCTCACCGGCAAGAACATCGATCTGAGAGCCCCGCAGAAGCAATTCGGGGACTTCAAACAGGTCATGGTTTCGCTCTCGCGCGAGGTGAAACAGATCGTCCCCGGACTGTCGATGGTCGGCTTCGGGACGGCCGGCATCGGCCTTGCGGCTGTCGCCGCGATCCGCGGCATGAAAGACATGGCCGACCGCATGGCTCAGGTCCGCAATGCCGCAAAAGAACTCGGCCTAAGCCAGCGGGAGGTGAAGGCGTTTCAGGAGGCGGCGGAGAAGGCGTCGATAGCGCCGGAGGCATTACTGAGTTCGCTTCAGACGTTCGCGGCCAATGCGCTCGACATCAAGAAGGGCTTCACGAACCTGCGCGGCGAGCTGATATCGCTCGGTGCTGGTGATGTCGTCAGCGCCATTATGGGCTCAACCACGCAGCTCGATGCGCTGCATGCTGCCTTCATCAAACTGAAGGACCTTGGCGAGAAGAACCCGCAACTCGCGCGGATGTTGTCCGGGCAGTTGTTCGGCAACGCCGATATGTGGCGAATGAACTGGGATGAGTTCCTTGCGGCCTATGCCAGAGGTGTTGAGGTCAGCACAGCCAATGAGGCGGCGGCAATAAAGTTTAAGGACGCAGTAATCGAGATCAAAAAGGAATGGGAGCGTTTCATCGAGAAGATCGGTCTCGCTGAGATGCCATTCTTCAGCAAAGGGATCAAGGAGGCCGAGCAATGGCTTGGCTATCTCAACAAGATCGACCAGTGGCTGATCGATCACGGCTGGCACAAGGAAGGCGGCGACCTTATTGGCGAGGCGGTGACCGGGGCCCTGAAAAAGAATGAGGTCCTGCGCCAGAACATCACGCCGCCGACCGAGGAGCAGACCTACCAGCACACGATCAAGGAATGGTGGAATAGGATATTCGGGCCGGCGAAGGCGGGGCCGACCGCGCAGATGGGGGCGCTGACCCCCGGCATCTCCGCAATGCGCAAGTTGCTGATGTCTACGGACATTGGAGGCCGCTCTCGGTTCCAGAAAGCGATCGCAACCGGTGTGGACAAGTACGACGATTTTCTGGCGTGGATCAATAGCACCGAGGTTCCGGGGCAAAAGCCCGAACAGAAATCTGCGCTTCAGCGACTTCATGAGCTGCTGAAGCCGGATTTTGAGAGTGCCATCGATCAAATCCTGACGTGGAAAAACATCCCTGATCCGTTCATGCCCGGACGGCAAGCGATGCGATACTATTTTCCGACCGAGAGAAGCGGCACCGACCAGATCAAGGAGGGCACCAAGGCTGGCGTGCTCGCGGCATTTGAGGAGTTCTCGGCTCTGCACCCGGAGAGTTATGGCATGGGTGCAGCCGGTGGAGCATTGCAAGCGAGCCTTGGTGGCTTCAGGCCATTTCGTGGATTAGCCGGCGCCCGCGGAGCGGGTGGTGGAAATCTGCGTGCAGGGCTTGGAGGATTTCGACCGGGACCGCAAGGTACGCCGCATCCGCAATCGAGTGAGGAGGTTGAAAAGGCAATACAGGAAGGCGCGAAGGTTGCGGGGATGGATGTCAATGCGTTCCGCGCCTTTGCCGCTATCGAAAGTGCAAACAATCCGAACTCGAATGCAAACAGACCTACGCAATATAAGGGTCTATTCCAAATTGGCCGTGCCGAATGGCAACGGACAGGGCAGGGCGGCAATATCTATAGCGCCCGCGATAATGCCTTGGCGGCCGCGAGGCTGATGAAGGAAAACGCCGCTGGTTTCCGCAAACATTTTGGCCGCGATCCGACCGATGCCGAACTTTACTTGATGCATCAGCAGGGCCTCGGTTTTTATACACGCGGGACAATGACAAACATCGCCGGTAATCCGTATCCGGGGATGCGGGGACCTCAAACTCACGAGAGTTTTGAGGCTGGATGGACGAGGGAACTAGAGCGTCGCAAGGCTCAAGAAGCCGCAGCGCACCGACGTATGGATCAGCAAATCGGGACGGGAGGTGGCAACGTCACCGCAACCGGCACAGTCAACGTCAATGTCCATGCGCCAAAGGGGACGAGGGTTTCCGAAAGCCATGATGGTCTTTGGCAGGAGAGCACGGTGAGGAACTATCGCCAGATGCAGCCAACCGAGAATGTAGGCCGCGGCTTCGGGATCGAGGGGAACTGGTAATGAGTTCGATCAGGGATATCCGCACCCCATGGCGGGACAAGCTGCATCCGGCGCAGTTCCGCGGCCGGACGTTTTTTGTCGAGACCGGGACGCGCGCAGGTGGCCGGCGCATTGCGCTTCATGAGTATCCAAAACGCAGCGTGCCCTATGCCGAGGACATGGGCCGCGCCGCGCGTCGCTTCACGGTGACCGGTTATCTGATCGGGCCCCGTTATCTCGATGCGAAAGACATGCTGATCGAGGCGCTGGAAGCGGACGGGCCAGCAATGTTGCGGATGCCGTTCCCGATTTTCGGCGGATCAGGCGGCGATATGAAGGTGATGGCAGGGCCATACCAGATCACCGAGAGCCGCGAGCGGGGCGGCATGTGCGGCTTGGAGATGGATTTCTTCGAGTATGGCGATCCAAAGTATCGCGTGACCCAGACAACGCCCGGAACGGTGAACAACGCGGCGACGAACCTTGAGAACACCGAGGGCGGCTATGGCCCGACGGGGGTGAGCGGAGCGGATAACAATCCGGCGAATTGGCCAATGGAGACCGGTGTCAGCGGGGCTGAGACCGCGCCTTACACCGACATCTTCGCAGGCGGAGGCGGGCAGTTCGGAGGTTATGGCCAGACAGGCAATTGGTTTGCAGGCGGAGGTGGGCGGTTCGGGGGCAGCGGTCAGACAGGATCATGGTGAGATGAACTGGACCCAGCAGGAAGAAATCTACGACATCGTCAAGCGGATCGGACCTGTTGTTCTATCGACCGTGCCGGTGACGCAGACAACTACCTTCGCGGCGCTGCGGCGTTGTGTCGGCATGATGATGAGCGATGTCAACATGATCCACATCGAGACCTTTGCGGTTGCGATGCGTATTGCGCTCGATCTGGCAAGGCTGGCCGGGGCTACGCTGGCGTCAATGGGCAAGGTGAGGCTCGCGGCGCTGGCGGAGGACCCTCAATCACTTGGCGCAATCGAGACCGTGCAGACCATCATTCGCCTGTCGCTGGCGCAGGAGGCGCGGCTGGTGACAGCGATTACCTTCATCTCGCGGGACGACGCGGCGACCGTGGCGATGGAAATGGGCGCGGCGTTCGATCAGGCGGCGGAGGTTGCATCGGACGACCTCGATGCCGCAAGTTACATGGCGATCATCAACCTGCAATCGACACTGACAAAATATCTGTCGGATGTCGGTCGCATGCTGCCGCGCCATATCCCCTATTCGCTGCCAGTCTCTGTGCCAGCATTGACGATGTCGCAAACCTATTATGGCGACGGAGCGCATGCGCAGGAGTTGGCGGACGAGAACAAAGTGATTAATCCAGCCTTCATGCCAATGAGCGGGAGGATGCTTGCGTACTGATGACCATGAACCCCGACGAGATCGCAACCCTTGAGGTGAATGGCAAGGTCTACACTGACTGGACATCGGTGGTGGTAGAGGTGCGCTGGGTCGATTGGTTTCCGACCTTCATGTTCGAGAACACGGAGGAAAGTCCAGTTCCGATTAACTGGTCCGATCTTCAATTCCTGCCGGGAGATGTGGTCAAGATTTCACTAGCTAATGTTCCATCGGTGTTCGGCTACATCACCGAGCGCCATGCCGGCTATAGCGATCAGGAACATGGCATCAAGCTGATCGGGACTGGACGGACCTCTGATCTGACAAACTCTACGGTGCCGCTCGACAAGCTGGGCAACCATGATGGCAAGACGTGGCCGCAGCTCGCCAAGGACCTGATGGCGCACCTCGGCATCGGCCTGACGCTGAAGGGAAAGGTCGATACCGAACCATTCGAGCAGATACAGGTTCAACCGGGTGAGACCATTGCCACGATCCTCGAACGCTATGCGCGTATGCGTAAGATCGTGATCGGATCAAACGAGTATGGCGACCTGTTGGCGATTGGCAACCACAGTGCGGAACAGAGTGGAATTCTGGCGGAAGGCGTCAACATCAGGGCCGCTAACTGCGTCATCAGGGACGACATGGTCTATCGGCGCATCTATACGATGGGCCAGAAGCAGGGAAACGACGATAGCAATGGCGACCAAGCGAACAAGCAGATCGGTCAGGTCATAGGGTCGTCAAACCGGAACCGGTTTCTCGTGATCCCGACCGAGATTGCCGACAGTGATGCCGGCGTCCAGAAGCGTGCCGAGATGGAATACATCTTCACCGAAGGTGCTCAGATCGAGGCGCACGTCACGGTGCAGGGCTGGTTGCAGGACGGTGGAAAGCCGTGGCGCGCGGGCGAGTATTACTGGGTCCGGTCACCATCGCTTGTTCTCGATCGCCTGCTGGGATGCAGGACGGCGGTCTATCGCCAGCATGAGGGTGGCGGCACGACGACTACATTGGAGATGGTCGATCCGGTCCATATGAACGGCAAGCCAGACTACAGGACGTGAAGCGATGCGCAGGAATACGCTTTTGGAAACGGCTGGGCGGGCGATGCATGGGTTTGCGCGCGTCACCCTGAACAAATCTGCGTACAATCACCTCTGGCAGATGTTCTCGATCGACGCGATGAATGGCGGCGACCGGCGTGAGAATGTCGAGTACGTCGAGAATTATGGCTTCACCGGAACTGTGCTGCCGCGCGACGAGCAGAAGGCGCAATCAAAGAGCCAAGAGGGCGGCGTCGAGAACCCGAAAGGGCCGGCTGCGGAGGGCATCTGCGTCTACATAGGCGGCCAGCGCAACCATCCGGTCTGTGTCGCGATGGGAGACCGGCGACATCGGCCGCGGCTGAAGCCGGGGGAAACCGCCCAGTACGATGACAATGGCCAGATGACGCTGATCCGCAGAGCCGGGACCTACATGCTGTCGCTCGATGACGACAAGCAGGCGCGCGAGGTCTCGATGCGCCATGTCACCAAAAGCAAACAGCCAAAGCCGGAGAAGGGTAAGGAGGATGACGACTTCAAGCATGAAGGCGAGAGCGTCAACGCCGAGGTGAAAATCCTGAAGGACCGTATCCAGTTCATCGTCGGAGGGGAGATACTGGGTGAGGTCACAAAGGATGGTTTCGTGATCGGCGGCCAGATGAGCGATAAGCGGAAGCAACCGATCCATCGCCGTAAGGACATCGACGATATGGGGGCGACGCCGGTCACCTATGCCGAGAAGGGATTTGCCATATGACAGACGTTAAATTCAAACAGATCGCGGACATCGAACTTGGGCAGGCGGTGCAGCTTGACTGGCTTATGACCGACCTCAATCTCGTAGCTGACGGCCTCGACTTACAATCGGCCGTGATTGTGGCGCTGGGGACCGACGCGCGTGCGGACAGGGATGACGTGTTGCCGGACCCGGACAACAACGATCGCGGTGGCTGGTGGGGCGACATGGACGCAGAGGAAATCTGGGGTGCATGGCCGGTCGGCTGCCGGCTGTGGCTTTTGAGGCGGGCGAAGATAACTGGTCCGCTGGCCGCTGAAGGTAGCACGGAGCAACGCGCCGACGCCTACACGCGCGAGGCGATGATGCCGTTCGTCGAACACCGGATCGCATCGAAAATTGATGTGACTGCATCAAGAACGGATACCGGGAGGATCGATGTTGCGACAACCCTTTATCGCGGACCCGAGCCTGATATAGAGTTGCGCTACGCAGAACTCTGGGCGGAGCTGGGGAGCACCTCAATGCCTTGGACAACGCCAACTCTTAAACAGGTCCGCATCCTGACCCGCGACTTTGTCACCGCGGCGCTCGGAGCTGTAACCATCATCCCGAATTCAGTGCTGCGCATCATGTCGGATGCGATGTCGGGCCTCGCACATCTGGTGCTGCTCTACATCGACTGGCTCGGGAAACAAATGCTGCCGGACACCGCAGAAGGTGAATGGCTCGCCCGCCATGGCGCGATCTGGCTGAAGAATTCGGATGGTAGCGTCGGCAAGAAGTCGCCAGCGGTGTCGAAGGGCACGGTGACGATGACCACGGTCACCGGGACCGTGGAGGTTCCGCAATACAAGCAGATGTCCGGGCCGCAGGGCGTATTCTATCAGACAATGGAGGCGGCGACTGTCGGGACGACGGCAACCGAGGTCCCGGTTGAGGCTTTGACCGGTGGCACTGACGGAAACCTTGAGGCTGGCGACCAGCTCACAATACTCGCCCCAATCCCAAACCTGAACGGGACGGCAACGGTGGTCGAACTAACGGGCGGCACCGACGAGGAAACAGACGATGAGCTGCGGGCGCGCGTGCTGTTTCGCATCCAACAGCCACCGATGGGTGGCGATGCCGACGATTACATCGAATGGGCAACCGATGTCCCCGGCGTGACGCGGGCATGGTGCGCGCCGCTTGAGATGGGCGTAGGAACGCTGACCATCAGGTTCATGATGGACGACCTACGGGCCTCGTCTGGCGGTTTCCCAAACGCAACCGATATCACGACGGTGACGACCTATATCGACAGCAAGCGTCCCGTCGCCATCAAGGATCGCTGGATACTCGCACCGATCCCGGAGCCGATCGACTTAATCGTTTCCGAATTGGATGCGGACACTGTCGAGGTGCGCACCTCGATCGAGGTAGCGGTGCGCGAAATGTTGCGGCAGGTCGCGGCACCCGGACGCGCGGTGAACGGCGTCTATGTAAATGCGCAGACGATCTATGCTTCATGGGTCAGTGAGGCGATCTTGGGTGTGCCCGGGGTGAAGCGGTTCAAACTTACGATGGACGATCATGTGATGCCCCACAACGGGGCATTGGCGGTGCTTGGAAGTATAATCTATGGCTGACAGATTTGCGCGACGGTCTGGCGACGACTACGGTGAGGCACTGTTGAACCTGTTGCCGAGGGGACAGGCGTGGCCGAAAGACGAGGAGGCCGACGCCGCCATCGCCACGAATGCGCTGGCGCAGATCATGGGCGATGTTGACGACCGCGCCGCCGACATGATCGAGATCGAAAGCGATCCGACAAAGACTACTGAAATGCTCGACCAGTGGGAGGTGGCCTTCGGCCTGCCTGATCCACTGATCCCGCAGCCACCGACCGCCGAGGTTGACCGCCGCAAAACGCTGGTTGCCCGGATGACGATGCTGGGCGCGCAGGACCGCCAGTTCTTCATCGATCAGGCGACGTTGTTCGGGATGACGGTGACGATCCGCGAGTTCGCACCGTATCTCTGCGGAATATCACGCTGCGGCGATACAAGGATGGCATCGCTGACCGATGATATCGATCACTTCCGCTGGCAGCTCGGAGTGCCGGAGACGAGGTTCTATTGGTCCGTGAAGGTGACGGCGCTACTATCGAACTATACCGGGGCCGACATGCTGGCGCTCCTCAATCGCTGGAAGCCTGCGCACACAAAGATCGTATTCGATTACTCCCTATTCAATGAGGGTGATTTCTCTCGCCCTTGGTACTCCGGCAACATTTCGCTGTTCTAGGAAGGGACGACGATGACCTCACCGAACGACAACATCAGCCTGAAGAACGGCCTCTCCGCAACATACAAGATGCGGGCAAAGGACACTTCGGCCGCACAGGATGGCACGCTTCAATCCGTCCGGCATCTGGCGACGCCATACCCGGTTGATTATGGTACGGGCGGCTGTTTCCAGATGACGCTCAAGAG